GGTGGCGGCTGGTATCCTGGCAAGTGGATTGGAAAGAGCGGAGGCTACAGCAGCGGTGGCGGCTGGTATCCTGGCAAGTGGATTGGAAAGATCGGAGGGCGGCGGTAATGTTGATTCCGGTCAAGTATTACTGCCCGAAACGGTAGAGTGTCTTGCGGCGGCGTATGAGGACGCCCAGGGCGCGTCATTGGATGATGGCGCAGCTTATGGCGGGGCTTTGTACGTTGCTCGACAACGACAGATGCGACCGCAAGGAGCAGCTTATCCAAAGGAGCCGGCGGTTGCTGCGTTGTTCGATGTTTGCGGACCGGAGCGAGAGGTTGGCCTTGGAAACCCGTACCGGCCGGGTGAGTATCCGGCGGGATGATGTAGTGATGTCTTCTCGTTGCATAGATTGCCTAGAGCCGATGCTCGACTCGGATGCCAAGATCACGTTGGTTTGTCCAATGTGCCAACGATTGAAGGGACGGCCCCCGATGCCAGTGCGGGATGGGCGGACGGATAAGCAGCGGCGCCCGGTGGTGTATCAAATGAAACGTGCGTTTTCCTACCCAGAACAGGAGTAAAGTAATGCGTGGAATTCTGATCGTGCTGTGTGTCCTGTGCCTCGTCCTTCTCACCTCTACGGCAACCGCTGGCCCGCTGGGATTGCTGGAGCGTGGTAGCGGCTCTGCCTGCCATGGCGGATCGTGCGCCGTACCAGTGACGGTTACAATTGAGAAGGCTGCGGTGGTCGAGAAGACGAAAGCCGTCGCCAAAAGCGTAGTTGCCAAAGCCGAGGACGTGGTAGAATTGGGAAAGGGTCGCGTGCGGAAGCTGATCGGGAAGCTCATCCACCGGCGGAAGTAGAGGCAAGATCGGTGGGTGCGATGGTTCCAGAGATTGTCTCAAGAGAGCGTCGGTGGAAAGCCGGCGCCATCGCACCCACCGAGTAACTCGGTCCCAAAGTGAAAGCAATCAGCTTAGTCAAGAGCGTAGGGTTAGGGTCGCCATGCAGCCCGGCCACGAGCAGCTCGTGGCCGGGCGATTGGTGAATGAGGAGAACGCCATGGCTAGACTAGAACATCCAACAAGCGTGCATAATCCTGGCACGCCAGACGATGATCTCCAGCCCGAACGACTCCAGGGGCGTCTCGCGTACCGAGCCAAGATGCGTCCCGAGGCCCCGTTTTCAATAAAGGATCGGATCGCCTGGTATGATGGCTGGTTCGATGAACCGCTTGGGATGTTCTACGGCCGCCCATCTCCGTCCGGGCGTGAACATTGGTTGGAGCATTGCCGGGCCAACCACCCGCGAAAACGAAAAGAGCAAGAGGACGAGTAATGGCTGACGCGGCGCATTGCTACGGTTGCGACTGTACGAGTTGCCGAGCGGCTACAAACAGTTGCGCCGTCTGGCAAGGACCACAATCGAGTCGAGAGTTCGCCCCGGATGAAACCAAGCAGCAAGCATCGCGGCGGGGATTCCATGAGTTTCTGGCAAGTTTGCCAAGGACGAGGTTCCCTCATCGGAAATGATTTACCGGACGGGCTGTGAAGAGAAACCGATATCTCAGCCAGGCACAGTGAGACGCAAAAGGGATTGCGGATGACCAACGATGAACGCGATGAGGCGATCAATGAGATTCGAGTCTCGGTGGCGACGATCGTGGCCCGGTGTCCAGGCTGCCAGGGCACGCTTCAAGAGCATCATGTGGCCCTTGACGGCAACGGCTCCCGAGGTCTGAAGACCCGCGTAGCTGCTGTCGAGCAGCACGTCAACTGGCTATGGGGCTTGTTGGGTGCAATCGGGACGGCTGCGATTACGGCTGTCGCAGGAGTGGGATTGATGCTGTTGGAAAAGTGGCTGGGAAACTGAAGGGTCTTTCGACTGGGAGGAAAGAACGATGAGGAAGTTTCTGCAAAAGGGGTGGAATCCATGGCTTTGTCCTATGTGACGTATCAGCGACTTCTTGAGCAGGAGTATCCCCAGCTACTCCACAATCGCCTGAAGCAGATCATGGTTGTTGAGAGTGACGGCCCCAAGGCAAAGCAAGAACTCTCGGATTGCAGGGCTGCTTGGGAGATTAGCGGCCGAACTTGGGGCAATATACTTGCTCTGCACGCGAGATTGGCAGCGGCTTTGAAGCAGATCGAGGCCACGAAGACATCGGTAGACCAGAGCCTCGCAGACCTCGATTCTATGGCGACCCGGTATGCCGGCTTGCTGGCCGATCTTGAAACGGAGACCAAGGACAACCCCAGCAACCAGCGAGCGAAGGGGTGGAAACAAGCGGCCGATGAGATCCGAAGCGAGCACCAATTATTGCGGCTGCGAGCCGCAGCCGTGAAGACGTTGTTGGAGCAGGTCTGATGGCCGTTATCGTGCCCTCGGGTTGGGGCAACTACAAGGTGGTGACGATCAGCGCCGCCACCGTTGACGAGGCATTGACTGATTTTCCTCTGCTTCTAGCGGCAGACGATGATACTGGCATCGGTGCACACGCAAGGGCGGACGGGCACGACCTGCGGGTGCGCGGAGAGGATAGTGAAGTCGATCTTGCCTACGAGCGAGAACAGTGGGATGTTTCCGGCGGGGCAACTACGCTGCGCGTTTGGTGCTCTGTGCCGTCGATTTCCGCGATCGTGGATACGGTGGTGTATTCGATCTACGGGAAGAGCGATGCGAGCGATGGGCAGAGCGCATCGAGCGTGTGGGACAGTAACTTCAAAGGGGTGTGGCACGCCAAAGAAGCCACGGGCGTGAACTGGGCGGATTCAACTTCAAACGCTAACACTGGAACGAATAACGGCGTGACGGCGACGACGGGGAAGGTAGATGGGGCGGGGAGTTTTGATGGTGGATATGACTATGTTCAAACAAGTAATTCGCTCTTAGTAAATACCGCTGACCCAGAGCAAGGAACGGTGTCTGCCTGGGTACAATTGCGAGGATACAACTCCTACAGCCATATTTTTACCAAAGGAGTCTACTACTTTGACGTTAATGTCGGTAGCGCCGGGTACATAGCGATCTACGTGGACCCGGTGGGGACATACACTTCCACGGCTATTATCCCCAGTAATAACACTTGGCATCATTTGTCTGTTACTTGGAACGCTGATGGTTCGATCATCTATCTCGACGGGGGTGTGGCAGGCACTAGCGCGGTCACTCACGATGACATGACCGCCGCTGGGAACAGTGGAAATGTCTATATCGGTGGTCTTCTCAATTATAGCGGGTACACCATCAACGGCACTCTCGACGAACCCCGCATCTCTGCTATCGCCCGCTCCGCCGCGTGGATCAAGTTCGAGTACGCGAACATGGGCAACGCAGGCAATGAAACGACGTGGGGAAGTGAGCAGTCGGCAGGAGTGCCGTTTTACCCGTGGATTCACCGCCGTCGTCGCAGAGCGGCTTAGGAGCACGATAATCATGCAGATGCGAGCAGCAGTCGCCGATCAATCCGTTTCCTTCGGTGCGTGGACCACGGCCACCGGGGCAGCAGTCACAGTCACTGCGGCCACCGCTGGCCTCTCGCTCTGGTACCGGCGCGGCGTGGCCGGGGCCAAAACAGCAATCAGTGTGAGTGACCTTGCCACTCTAATCACCGCGCACACAGACGGAGGCATTCTCGTTATCGAGGGCCAGGAGCACCGGCTGGACCTGCCCGATGCGGCAACGCTTGCGGGCGTGACTTCGATCGAGTGGGGCGGCACGGCGACGGGAATCACGATTGACGGCGGGCGAGCGGATTTGATTGGACAGGCGAATACGACCACGGATATTTCGCACGCACTGGGCCGCGCCGTCGGCGACGTAGGCGTGGGCAACACGGCCCACCTGCTGCAATCGGCGGACAGCGGGGCGACGGCCGTGGCCCGCACGGGAGCCGATGCCGATACGCTGGAGACGCTGAGCGATCAGTTGGATGGGGTCGCAGCCCAGACCGACAAGCTGAGTGATACCACGGAAGTGACGCCATGAGCATCCGCGACCGGATCAAGGAACTGCGTCGGGTCCGGGCCGGGGATCTGGTGCCTAGCCCGGACAATTGGAGAACACATCCCCAGTCGCAGCAGGACGCCCTGCGGGGCGTGCTGAGTGAGGTAGGCTACGCGGATGCCCTACTGGCCCGGGAGCTACCGGACGGCAGTCTGGGGCTCTTGGATGGCCATTGCAGACGAGACCTCGATCCCGAGCAGGTCGTGCCCGTGCTGGTGCTGGACCTAGACGAGGCGGAGGGCCGCAAGCTGATGTTGACGCTTGACCCGCTGGCGGCCATGGCCGGGGCGAACGCCGAGGCCCTCGATGCCTTGTTGCGGGAGGTAGACACAGGGGACGCGGCGGTACGGGCGATGCTTGATGACATGGCGGCGAAGGCCGAACTGGATTCGACCGAGGCGTTGTCGGAATCCGACATGCGGGAAGACAACCCAAAATTGAAGGCATTTATCGAGGCCCGTGAACTCAGCCGGGCAATCGGCCAGGATGTCAACGAGGTCAACTTTTGGGTTTGTTTGGTGTTTGGATCGTGGGACCAGAAGCAAGAGTTTCTAAAGCAGATTTCCGACGTGCCGACGCTCTGGGGCATGTACGTTGATGGCGAGACGCTGGCGACGGCGATCAGCAAGCCAGTAACGCCGGCAGGGAAACCTTTCGTGAGTCGCGTAAACAAAAAGCTGGCCGAAATGGCCCTTGGAAACAATCCTTCGGAGGCGGTCTCTGGCGGATTGCAGTTGCAACCACTCTCTAGTTAGGAGAATGTATCATGGCTAAGCAAACGAGTCTCAATGTGCCAGGTGGAAAGGGCGGCGGAGCGGGTGGTGGTTGAAGGTACGCTCAAGACCCGTGCGCTATGCGAGGAAATCTCTCGTCTAGCGCACGGAGTCTGTTTACTCGGTTTTAGTCGCGGCAAGGATTCGAGTGCCGCGTGGTTATACCTTCGTCAGTTCTTCGAGCGAGTGATTCCCTTTCATGTCGCGGCTGTGCCACACTTGAAGTTTGCGGACGAATCGCTGGCCTATTATGAATGCAAGTTCGGCGTGCCGATAGAGCGGTTCCAGTGCGGTCATGCGTTGCACGCCTTGGCGTGCTCGGTTCACCAGCCGTTAGAAGATCGGGAGGCGATTGAATCGTTGGAGGTGTCCCGCTACGATAACCACGATATAGCGCGGGTGTTACGGAGAATGTACAAGGTGCCCGGGGCGTGGTGTGCTTTTGGAATTGGAATGGGCGATAGTATCGACCGCAGAATTTACGTGAAAAGAAATGAAGGCAGAAATCCAGCAAGACGCACGTTTTACCCGTGTTTCGATTGGACGGCCGCACAGGTGCTCGATGCGATCCGATCGGCTGGCCTGTTGTTGCCTGATGACTACCGTTTCGCGGCTCGCTCGTTTGCCGGAGTGCCGACGTACAGGGCCGTCGCACGAATGTCCGAAGTCTGTCCCGACGATTGGGAGCGAGTGAAAACGTTTTGGCCATTCATCCCGGCACAGATTGCGCGAAACGAGTTCCGCGTAATGCGTCAGACGGCCGCGGAAACGGCGTCAATCGGGGCAACCGATTCTGAGATTGGGGCGAAAATGATCGGCACGTCGACCGTGAAGATGCCGAGCATCCCCCGCACGGGCACGGGCACGATAATACGGGGGGAACCGAGCACCCAAGCCCAGAGTGTGGGCCATGATTCATCCTCGGTTGCCCAGTCGGTGGCCGAACCTCCAGCCGTGGTTGCATCGGCCGGCAAAAAAGTTCGGCAGTCCAAGAGATCGACAATAGCCAACGCCACGCCGGCAGGGCCAAGAGCATGAGGCACCTTACTCGCGCAGATCAAGAGCGGCCCCCGGTAGTTTGTCCGCCGAGTGCGCACCTCGATTATCTTTTCGCCGCGGGCGATCATCCCAGCCCATGGCTGACATATACTAAGGGCATGAAACTGCATCTTTCTACCTCCATTTGGCATGGCCATTATACCCCGTTTGATACAAAACGTAAGTAGGGGCAGAAAATAGCCGTAAGTGATTAACCAGTAACGAGTTACGTTCAGATATGCCAACTCCTGATTACGCAAAAAAGGCAGAGCGAGAGCCCGAGGCCCGCAACCAACACCAACCAATAACCCTGCCGGGTGTCTAGTGTAAAGATGGGTAGACCGAAGATTCCAATCGACGCGAACGTGATCGAAGGCATGGCCCGGGTGTCATGTACGACGGCTGAGATGGCCTCAATCCTGGGGGTCGGACGCCGGACGATCGAAGACCGTTTCCGCCGTGAAATTGAGAAAGGTCGGGCCTCGGCACGAATGAGTCTGCGGCACATGCAGTGGAAGAAAGCCCTTGAAGGCAATATCGTTATGATGATCTGGCTCGGCAAGAACGAGCTAGGGCAGACGGATCGTGCGGCCATCGAACTCAGCGGGCAGGTCGACGCGCAGGTCTTGGTCGGCCACGTGGCTGCCGTGTTGAAGGTCATCGAGGAGACCCCTGAATATGTCGTCTTCGCCCGTGATCGTGCCACCCCAGATGAGTCCGGCGTGCTTCGCCTGCTATGCGAGCCGAGGGCGGTGGAAGCTGGCACCGCACTTGAGCCTGATCGACACGCTCCTGTTATCGGTGGCAACGGGGAAGCCGTTACCCCGCCACCTACGGGCAGCAATGGCCAGGACAACGGGTCTGCGGCCGGAGGAAATGGATCGGCCCATTGATCGGCTGCTTGTGGAGCTTCCACCTCGGCACGGAAAATCACAGCTAATTAGCAAGTATTTCCCGGCGTGGTTCATGGGGATGTACCCGGATCGGGACTTCATCCTGACGAGCGCGACCGACGATCTAGCGCAGGTGTGCAGCCAAGAGGCCCGAGATCTGGCGATTGAATACGGGCCGTCGGTGTTCGGCCGGAAGGTACGGCCGGATGTACGGGCGACGCATCACTGGCAGATGGAGGCGGGAGGAAGCGTCCAGGCGGCCGGAGTGAACGGCGATATTATCGGGCGTGGAGCCCGCTGCCTAATTGTAGATGACTTCGTTCGCAACGCGCAAGACGCACTCAGTGAGACGGTACGCGAGAGTCAGGACCGCTGGTTCATGTCGACGGTCAGGTCTCGTCTGGCCCCGGCCGGGGCGGTCGTCATCATGGCAACGCGCTGGCACCGCAAGGACCTGATCGGCAAGCGGCTGGCCGAAATGTCGCAAGGCGGGGACCGATGGGCCCGCGTGCGGTTGCCGGCCTTGGCAGAGGAAGATGATCCGTTGGGCCGGAAGCCGGGTGAGCCTCTGTGGCCTGCGATGTTCTCGCTCGACTGGCTGAATCGGACCCGCAACAGCTATGTGGTGAGCGGCTACGATTGGATGTGGGAGGCCCTGTACCAGCAGAATCCGCCCGAGGTGCTCGACAGCGAGTTCTCCCCCTCGTGCTTCGGGGATCATCTATGGTTTGACGAGTGGCCACCGGAGGATTCGCAACTGCTGCGCGTGATTGCGATCGACCCGAGCGTTACCGGCAAGGACCGGGCGGACTATTCGGCGATCGTCATGCTGGTCTATGATGGGCACTTCTGGTATGCGGATGCCGACATTCAACGGCGTGATGCCTTCCGAACGGTAGACGACGGGCTAGCCTGCTATCGCCGATTCCGCCCCTACACGATGGCCGTTGAGTCGGTGGCGTTCTCGGCGATGCTGGCACCGATGATGCGTCAGCGTGCGGCGGAAATCGGGCTGGGCGGCGTGAAGGTATTCCCGTTGCCGGTGACTCGGGATGATATCCAAGGCATCCGGCCGGACAAGCGGGAACGGATTCGGTATCGCTTAACGGAGCGGCTCAACAAGCGGCAGATCAAGTTCATGCGCGGGTCGCCTGGGGCTTCATTGCTGGTGGAGCAGATCCAGGGGTTCCCCTCGTGCAAGCATGATGACGGGCCGGACGCGCTGGAAATGGCCCTCTACTGCGATCAGCAAATACGCACGGGTGGCGGGCAGGAGTCGGCGGATGGTGGGGTGGAGTTTGAGCAGGCGGCGGGGTGGTAGGACGCAATAACTAAAGGGAGGGCGAGTCAATGACCGATCGAGAGTTCCTGCTGGAGTTGGTAGGAGACGCGAAGGAGCTGCCAACTTAATGACCACACGCCGCAACCGCCGACTTTCCGCGAACCTTACGCCGACTCCCACGGATGCCGGCGTGGCTCCGGCAATTCGCTACCAGGCGATGACCGATGGGCTGCATCGTTCAATTGCCCGGATGCTTGCGGTCGGGACTTCGATCCGGTCGACGGCCCGGTACTGGGGCGTGAGCCGTGCGACGGTGCGGAAGGTCCAACGCGAAGTGCAAGGAAACTGACTTGACACCGTACCCACTTGCCGGGTAAACCTAGAGCATAACCAATGAGAGGGGGCCGGAGGACGACCATGGATCGACGCAACTTCATTCAGTGGCTTGCCGCGATTCCCGTTGTCGGGTGGGCAGCAAAGCCGAAAACACGTACCCCGTTTGCGCATGTTGTGCGATGCCCTCCAGACATGGAACGGCTGATTGGACGGCGTGACAATAGGGCGACAGGCGGGACGTTTACGCTCAGTTTTATCGGGAAAAACGGTGCTAAATTCAGCACCAAGCCGCTACGGGCTAATGCAACCGCAGAAGAGGTCCAGGTCGCCATTGACTTGATTTGACTACAAGGGGGCCGGCAACCGCCGGCTTCCGAGCGGCGTGTCTGGGTAATTACCGGACAAAGACGCCTTTACCGTCGTGCCCGTAAAGGGGGCTGGCGATTGCCGGCCCCCTTTCCTCTTTGATAGGCACGACGATGAGCCGAAAGCATCGGCGGCAACCACAGCGAATTGCGGAAGGCAACGGGCATGCGGTCAGTACCGCAGCCGTCGTTTCGCCGTCGAGCCAACCTTCTGAATTCGATCCCGCCCGCATCGTATGGGACGCCTTCCGCGTCCATGAACTCCGCGAGGCGTTTGGCGATTACGTCGACCCGCTAGAGTACCTGCGGGACACGCCCGGATTCTACGGCGGATCGGCTTACGGCGGGTATGGTAGTGCAGGCGGTGGGAACCTGAACGACCGCAATCGGGGCCAGCTCGGGCCGATCTTCACCACGGAGCAGGATCTCGCGGTGATCCGTGGCAATGCCCGGTTGCTCTGTGACGTGTCGGTCCATGCCAAGGGGGCTCTACGAACACTCGGCAGCTACGTGCTCGGCAAGGGGCTCCGGGTGGCAGTGAAGGACCGGCAGAAGATTCGCAAGCCGGAAGATGCCGGCAGCGATCTAGCACGGGCGGCCGACGCGATTGTGACGGAGTTCATGGCCCGCGATAAGTGGGAGCAGAAGAATCGGGAGGAGGAGCTATTCACGCGGCTTCATCGGGATGGTGAGATCGTGCCAACCCTCTGGCCGGCGGGCGGCGGGAGGGCCGACTTGCGGTTCCAGGAGCCGGCTGCGCTTCGGGCCCCGACCAACGCGCGTGAGCTTGAGGAAGGGCTCGGCCTGGAGGTCCCGGTCGATTGGTCTTTCGGTATTTGCACCGAGGCCGGCGACACGGAAACGGTTCTCGGCTATCACTTTCAATGGTCTGAAAACGCAGCCGACTTTTCGGTTCTGAAGCCGGAGCGGGTGCCCTACGCGAAGCTGAATGTAGACTCATGCGTCAAGCGTGGGCTGTCTGATTTCTATCCGGTCCACCGCTACCTGGACCGAGTAAGCAAGTTGCTCGGCAACACGCTTGGTGGGGCGGCGGTACTGGCCGCGATCGCTGCGATTATCGAGCATCCGCCTGGAACGACTCAGAGCCAGGTCCAGAATTTGCAGGGCACCCAAGCCTACGATCAGTACAACAAGGCTACGCCGCTGGGCACGAAGTCACAGTACGTTCAGAAGTACGGTGAAGCGACGATGCTTCACGTCAAGAACGGCCAGAAGTACCAGTCGTCACCGTTGGCCAATGCGGGTGTCGCTGGGGCCGCTGTCCAGATTATCCAGGCCGGTCTTCGGGCGGTGGGGGCAAACTGGAACATGCCGGAATTTATGATTTCCGGCGATGCTAGCAATGCCAATTATGCGAGCACGATTGTGAGTCAGTCGCCGTTCGTGCTCTTCTGTTATCGGCGACGGCAGTTTGTCGCCTCGTGCCTCCGGTCGATCTTCTGGGCAGTAATCCGGATCGCATGGGAGGCGGGCCGGTTCAACGTCTACGGTTCGCCGGGGTGGGATGAACTGCAATCAATTCTGGAAATCCAGATCGAAGGCGATCGCATCGAGACGCAGAATACCACCGAGGAGACGGCCCGCGAGGAGTCGCTCCAGATTGCGGGGCTGTTGAGTGACCGCACCCGGGCGGCGCGGAACGGGTTGGATTATGAGCAAGAGCTGACCAACGGGGCGAAGGCGAAGGAAGTACAGCCGGCAGCCTATCTGCCGTTGCCGGGACCTGCTGTTGCTCCGGCAACCGATGCCACTGCCGTTCCTGCTGTTGTTCCTCCGGCTGCTGACGGGGCTGCCGTTGCTACGGCGTCCAGCGATCAGGAGGTGAAGGTGGCGGCTGATCTGGTCCTGAACGGTGCTCAGATAGCGTCGGCCTTGCAGATTGTCCTTGCCGTGGCCGGCGGTGAACTGCCGCGCGATACGGGTCTAGGGCAGCTTGAGGTACTGTTCAATCTGACGGCGGAACAAGCCCTCACGATCATGGGCTCGGCTGGCACGGCAACGCCAACGACTCCGAACCCGAAGCCGCCGACTGCGGGGGACGTTGGTACAGCATTGCCAACCGCAGTTGCAACCGAGTCGCTGCGGGCCCGGATCGACAAGGCTGCTGCATTGCTCTGGGGTAAGGGCGAAGGAGGCGAACACGATCATGCCTGACCTTGCCAGTCGCCCCCAACGAGAAGCCGCATTGGCTACCATGATCCTTGCCCTCTGGCGAGAGCAGGGTGGAGACCTTGCTGCGTTGGGCGACCGGGCGAACTGGCCGCGGATTGAGTTGGAGTTTCGCTCGCTGATCGTGCCCCAGTTGCGCGACGTGTTTATCGAGGCCGCCGAAGCGATGGCTGCTGTCTACGGTGTTCCGTACAACCCCGAGCACCTGGCCGCGGCCTCGGCTCAATGGGCCATTGCCAACGCCCGGACTGTGGCAGAGCAGGTGACGGCCACGACCCGGCAGCACGTCGCCTATGCGATCCAGAAGGCCCGTAGTGAGCATGCCGGAGAAGAGGCGTTGATCCTCTTGCTGCTCTTGGGAATGTCGGACGTTCGGGCGGAGGGTATTGCGATTACGACTACCACGGGGACGGTGAGCGCCGGTGAGCGTTGGCTGGCTGCAGAGTTCAATCGGCAGGGCACGGGAAGTGGTGCGAGCAGGGACGGCGGCGGGCCGTTTGGCGGCGGGGGCACCGGGGAGCAGTTGGTGCCGTTTTGGCATACGGAACAAGATGGTTTGGTCTGTAACATTTGCCGTCCGCTACACGGGCAGCCGGAAGAGGTCTGGTCCATCGTGGCACCGGCAGGACCTGAGGCCCATCCGAGGTGCAGGTGCTGGTTGCGGTGGGAGAAGCGGACGACGGCCATGGCGGCGTGAATGAGAAGGAAAGGATCACGGGTATCACAATGAGCAAGCAGACGCCAAAAAGTGACGGCACGATTCGACTCCTGGAAATCGCCGTCGGTGGTGACTTCCGCATTGACGAGGAGCAAGCCGTGCTGCGCGACGTGCGAATCCTCGGGCCCGACTCACGCAACGGTCGCACGTATCTCCCCGCAGCGATGTCGAAAGGGCGGGGGCTGTACGAGAACATCCGCGTCAACGTGGATCATCCTGCCCCTGGGGACCAGGGTAAGGATCGCTCCGTAGCATCCCGCTTTGGGTGGCTTGCCAACGTGCGGGAAGCCGGCGGTGGCCTGATCGGCGACTTGCATTACCTGAAGTCGCATCCGAACGCTCCGCAGATTATCGAAGCTGCGCGGCGTCGACCCGACTTGTTCGGGCTGTCGCACAACGCAGACGGCAAGAGCCGGCGCGAAGGCGGCAAGCAGATCGTGGAAGAAATTACTCGGGTTCGGTCGGTCGACATTGTGTCCGACCCGGCGTCGACCCGTTCCCTCTTTGAGAGTTTGGAGAACGAAACTATGGACCCCGAAACGGCTCCCCCGACTGAAACGATTGCCGCTGGCGACCCGATCAAGGAAATGCTGCTGGCGAAGATCGCAGAAATCTACGACGGCGAAGGCGACCCGGCGACGAAGGCCAAGGCCATTGGTGCTGTGGCCAAGGAAGTGCTGAAGGTCCAGGACGCGATTGACGCGGCAACTGAAGTCGCGCCGGCTGAAGGCGAAGCGGCGGCCGCAGCGGCAACCGAGTCCCTCCGCCGCGAAGTCGGCCAACTCAAGACCCGCCTGGCCGTCCGGGAACTCCTGGAGTCCGAAGGCGTTGCCGCGAACCCAGCCGTCATTAAGGCCCTGGAATCGCTCGGCAACGACACGGATCGCAAGGCCCTGTTGGCGGTGATGCCGAAGGCTGCCGGCGAAACGACCAAGGCGCGAAGCACGGGACGACTTGCTGAAAGCGTCGGCGCGGGCGGCAACACGTTTGCCGAGCCGAAGAATACTAAGGACTTCGCCAAGCAATTGACCGGCGGACGGCGATAAGCCTCTGCCGGAATCATCCCGCGAAACCCGCGGGCATACCGCTGATAGTGTGATTCAGACAGGACGCAAAACCAGAGGATAATTCGATGAATGCTCCAAGCTTAGTTGCCGAGCCGGTTGCCGTTTCCGATTCCAACATGTACCCTCAGCAAAATCCGCCGTCTCAGTCGCAACGTGCCCACGTATTGGTTGCTATGCCGGTATCCGGCGGCGAGACCGAGATCTCGTCTGCGTTGTCCGCGGCGGTGCGCGCTGCCGAACGTACCCTCGTGTCCATCAAGCCGGAGGGTGGATCATGTTTGCCTCACGTCTTCAATCGGCTGTGGGTTGAAGGGCTTGGGAGGGCCGGCAATCCGTACACTCATTTTGCCATGCTTCACAACGACGTGGAAGCCGCGCCGAACTGGGTGGACACGCTGATCGACGAAATGGACGCGACCGGCGCGGTAGTCATGTCGGCTGTCGTTGGCATCAAAGACCCCAAGGGTGTGACGAGTACAGGAGTTGGATCGCCGGACGATGAGTATGACTACCGGCGAATCACCGCCACGGAACTCCACAAGCTGCCGGAGACATTTGGCTTGTCGCACATTGCCATGTCCGGCATCTGGCCAGCGGAATATACCGCTGGCAAGCGGCTGTTGGTGAATACCGGCTGTTGGATCACGCGCCTCGATTGGCCTGGCTGGCACGCGAAGGATGCGGATGGTTTTCTGAAGTTCTTCTTCGAACAGCGGTGCCGAATCCAGGTCTGGCCTGACGGCCATTACTGCCCGGAGTTCTCGCCGGAAGATTGGCGGATGAGTCGCTACGTCGCCCGCGAGGGCGGTCTGGTTATGGCGACGCGCAAGATCAGGACCGTCCATTATGGCAAGTACGGCTTCGCGTCGAATAGCCGATGGGGTGCCCCGACCGACGTGGAGATTGACGGCTTCAATGCACAAAAGCGGTTGGCGTTTGCGGCGGCGATTCAGGACGAAGGCGGGGGCGAGATCGGGAGCAGCAAGACGCAGAAAGATCCCGTAGAGGAAGCATCATTGTGCTCAGTCTGACGCAATTTCTGATTTTCGAGTTGGGTCACGAGTGCAACCTGAGGCACTCATGGTGCCCCAACGTGCGCCCGGATCGTTGGTACCGGCTCGATACGTCAATGCCGCTGGATGACGTCGTGATTCTCGCGTCGGTCCGCAAGGCGTACCGGCGGTACGGGTTTGTAGGCATGGTGGGCTGGCACTTCCACAACGAGCCGCTAATGCAGGCGGATCGGATGTTCGGGCTCATGGAGCAAATCATCCGCGAGGTCCCCGAAGCACGGTTTGTGCTCTGGACGAACGGGCTACTGCTCCCCGACGATTGTTCGCGGTTCGCGGCGTTCGATCTGGTCCATTGCACCTGTTACGACGATGCGGATGAAGCCTCGCTCAAGGCGAAGCTTGATTCGATTCCTGGGTTTCAGACGGAGAAGGTGCTCCATGTTCACACGGTCCCGGATGGCAGGTTGACTCGCCAGTCAGGGAGCCGGCATGCCCCTTGCCGCAAGCCGTTTGTCGAGTTCATTCTGGACGCATACGGCAATCACCATGCCTGTTGTTACGACTGGCAAGGTCAGGCGAGTCTCGGCAACGTCTACGCCGATGGGTTCGACGTGCTCGTAAGCCAATGGCACGATCTACAGGGGGCGTGCGTTGGGGGCTGGATGCACGAAACGGCTCCGCTGGCGTGTCTGGAATGCGGGCACAAGGAAGTAGAGTGGAGTTACTTTGTACCCGAGATCGCGGAACGCCAGAGCGCATTCATTGATGACGTGCAAGCTGCGGGGGTGCTGACATGAGCGGCATCTTCGAGCATGGCTGTTGGACGGGGGTAGACGGTTTGCCGCATCGTCACGATCCCGCTTTGGCGGATGCTTTGGCGGCGTTGCTTCCAGAGGGTGAATCGGTAGCGGACCTCGGCTGCGGGGATGGAGCCTACGTTCGTCGGCTACGGGAAACGAATCTCGACGTTGACGGATACGACGGCAATCCGCAAACGCCGCAATTGACCGGGGGAATGTGCTGCGTCTTCGACTTGGCGGGGGACTATGAATTAGGGGACGTGTGTGACACGGTGCTTTGCCTAGAGGTCTTGGAGCACATCCCGGTGGAATACGAGGGCCTCGCGGTCCTACGAGTGTGCCAAGCCGCGAGGAACCGGATCATTATTTCGTGGGCTCACCCCGGGCAAGGCGGGTTGGGGCACTACAACTGCCGTCCACTTGATTACGTCCGTGCGGTCTTCGCGGCCCACGGCTTCATTGCAAACGAACCGGCCACGGCCGCCTTACGAGAACGGGCGACGCTTAGCTGGTTTCAGTCAAACTTACTCGTTCTCGAAAAGGAGACTTCAGCATGACTCGGGAAATCTCGACTCCCAAGGCCGCTCTGGACCGGGAGTACCAGTACGGGCAGCGGTGGGACTTCACCAAGCTGCCGAAACGGCAATCGGCTACGGCGGTTGTGACTGCCGGAGCCAATGCTAACGATGATGTAACGGCGTTCCCGTTCTTTCTGACCGGGGCGCGTCCGATCCTCGTGGTAGACGCCTTCTGTGTCGCGAGCGCCAATAGCACCGCCCTCGCGGCCGGCGATCTGTCAACCTGGACCATTACCACGTTGGGTGGTACCTCGGTCGCGGCATTGGCCCGGGCCTCGGATTTTGTTGCCGATACCGATGTGAACATGGGGGCGATCACGAGCGGTTACGTTGCCGCTAGTGACGGGCTCAAGCTCGGGATTGTCAACGGCACGAACGCCGATCTGAATTCCGCGGTCTGCGCCGTGACGGTTGGGTACTATGATGCCCTCGATATCATGGACGGGCTGGCCGTCGTCGCCACGAATGGCGGCGGTGTCACTGTTTCCGATGGCGTTCAAGGCGGACTGGCGATTACTGCCTCCGATGCCTCGGTTGCCGACAATGACGAGACCTACGTATTCGGTGCCGTTGAGCTGTACAAGTTCGCAGCGGGTAAGACGGTCGAAGCCGAATGTCGCTTGAAGTGGACCGAGGCAAACACCGATGATGCCAACGTGTTCGTCGGCTTCATGAATGCGTGGGCTGCGGATGCCCTTGTAGACAACGGGGCCGGGCCGAAAGCGACTGGAGACTACATCGGCGTGTGGAAGGTCGACGGCGGTCTCCAATGGTACGCCGGTGCGCAGGCCAATGGGACAGCGGTTCCGACTGTCGACGCGGTGATTTCTCCCAATGCAAACGGCGGTGGTGGGACGTTCCAGACGATCCGGCTGAAGTGGGTAGGACTCACCAGCGCGATCGGGCAACTGACCGTGCAGATCGACGGCGTGAACGTCGCCGACATTCAGCATGCCTATGCCTCGGCAACCGAAATGGCGTTCGGCATCGGCCTGAAACTTGGCGGCGCTAATGCCGAGACCGTAACCGTTCAGAAAATGTGGGCAGATCAGGTGATCTGACAGACACCAACCAACCGGGCGTCAGACGATCGGGTCTGACGCCCCCCTTTACAGGAGAAAGATTACCATGGCTTTTGTCAAACGCCGGGAGCTTACCCGGATGCTGGAAGGGATGGGGCCGCAGAAGTTTCGGTCCCACCTCGTCGACGCCCTTCGCGAGAAGGACTTGAAGCCGGCCGACTTTTCGTTCCGTGATCTATTCGAGACCACGGTTGAAGGCGGCCGGGAGTTGATCGAATCGTTCAACCCGGAAGAGTCCCGCTCGGGGCCGATCCTGGAAGCGGTCGATAGTTCACTGTTCAAGTCGATTTCCGGGCAGGTGGTCTACACGGAAATCCTTGAGGCGTACAACGCCCCGATTTTCCTTGGGGCCCGCTTGGCTCGCACGGTGCCAACGCGGCTTGACGGCGAGAAGCTGCCGGGCGTCGGATCGATCGGCGATCAGGCTCAGTCGGTCAAGGAAGGCAAGGATTACCCGGAGGCCGGGATCACTGCCGACTTTATCGAGACTCCGCAGACCACGAAACGGGGCATGATCGTTTCAGTGACCAAGGAAACGATCTTCTTTGACAAGACCGGGCTCGTGCTGGATCGGGCTGCCAAGGTGGGTGAAGCCCTCGGTATTCTGAAGGAGAAGAATATCATTGACGCGGTGATCGGCGTCACAAACACATGGAATCCGCAAGGCAAGGGTGCGCTGAGCAGCTACAGCAACTCAACCGGGCTTCACGGGTTCGACAACCTCTCCAACTCCAATGCGCTGGCAACGTGGGCGAATGTTGACACTGCGTTGCAACTCTTCGATGCGATCACTGACCCGTTTACGGGCGAGCCGATCGTGATCGACGCGCCGCTGCTCCTCTGCGGCCGGGCCTTGGTCCAGACAGCCAGGTACGTCGTCAACGCCACGGAGGTTCGGCAAGATCCGAACGCCAACGCCGGCACGGCGCAGACGTTGACGATCTACAACACCCCGCCGGAAGTCAAGCGGCTGGAGATTCTCACCAACGCCTACGTCGGCTCGCGGATGACGGCGGGTTCGGTCAATACGTCAAGCTGGATTCTCGGCGATTTTCAGCGGGCGTTTCGGTACATGGAGAACTGGCCGATCACGGTCACGCAATCCAACGAAGACTCCGACGCCGGGTTCGAGAAGGATATCGTTGTCCGGTTCAAGGCCAGCGAGCGGGGTGTCGCGGCGTGCGTCAATCCGCGGTATGTCGTGTTCAATAGCCCGGCCTGATAGCTGGGGAATAGTGCTTTGCGTCCTGTGGGCGTGCCCGCGGCTGGTGCCATCCTCGAACCAGCTTGCGGGCCGCCCCGGTCGCTTTGCTCGGGGCGGACACGGAGGCAGGATCATGGCGAAAACTGATGAACAGGTCCGCACGGCTCTGTTGGCGCGGCGCGATGCCGTTCTCGATGCGCTGGCGGGGTTGACGGCGACCACTGCCGGAGGTGGGATCAACTCGCAACTCGGGGGTGTGGATCATCACGCCAAGCTGAAGCTGTACTACGAAGAGCTGGCCTTGTTGAATCAGCAGCTAGCGACCTACGAAGACCCGTTTGAGATTGCTGTCGAGGGGGTCACGTGACCACTATCGCCGAGCAACTACAGGGTGAGCATGCCCACATTGACGGCGTAGAGACAATGACGTTCACGCCGGACGGCGGCTCGGCAGTTACGACAGCCAAGGGGCATTACTCGGAAAAGACGCTGGCGGAAATCAGTATTGCCGCTGCGTTGGGAATCGAGGCGACGACGGCCGTGGTTGTGCTTTGGCATTCAACGCTTGGGGGCTCGACCCCACGGAGTCCCGACACGATCACGGATTCGGCCGCTGTGGTGTGGGTGGTGCGCGCGGTAACGACGGATCGGTTTGGGTCAACGGCGATCAAGCATCGGTGTGTATGCTCGAAACAGGTATAGCGGATGGACTTTACCCCTCAACAATTCGCCGCTGCGATGAAAAGCCGGGCTCAGTCCTTGGCGACTGATTGTGTGCCGATTCAGGAGCGGATCGGGGAATTACTGCGAGAGGGGCTGGATCGCAACTTTCAGAATCGCGCGAGGGCATCGGGTGCCGCATGGCCGCCGCTTTCGGCGGAGTACATCAGGCGAGTTGGGCCCCATCCGATCCTGGAGTTAACTGGTGCCATGCGGGCTGCCACGACGACGCAGACCGGAGGCCATATCAGCAACCGGCCGGATGGCATGACGGTGGAAGAGGGAATCAATCCAGACGCCTTTCCCGAAGACGAGGGGGCACACTGGGCGGGTGTGCATGATGCCGGGTCGTTGGATGGCCGCATACCGCAACGGGCGTTTGTCGAGGTCGACGGCGAGACAGTGGACCAGATCGTTGACGTGGTTGCGGATTATGTCGCGCAGACGTTTGCGGGTGGCGCATGACCTACCGCTTGAAAGACCCGGCGACTGCAACCCCCGGCCAATACCGGTGGACCGCTGCGGCGCTGGCAACGATCAAGGCGGCGCAGCTCGCGGCGGACGTGGCTGAGGTGCTCGCTTCGGCCGGCTGGATCGTTACAGGCCACACGATCTTGACCGTTCCTGGCACGTTTGGGACTGCGGCATCCGGGGTATCGGGGGCAATCCACTACACGTGCTGCACGGCGATCCAGGCCCTCGTGCAATCGTTGGCGTTAAGCGGAATTGCGAATGCCAGCGTGCTCTTGCACCGCGTGCCTTTGACGAGCGACGTGCAAAAGCCGGCCGGCGTTGGATTCCCTGCGATCATCGTTGCCCCGGCCGACCGAATCGAGCAACGCACTGGCACTACGGGGAGCGACGACGTTGCCTACGGTGTCACGGTGTCACTTGTCAGGGCGGACAACCTCAAGGTGGTTGACGACGCCACGCTCGATAAGCACTTGCTGCAACTCCAGGACCTAGCCAAGCTCTTCCGAAACAAACGACTCACTGCCGTGGCCTCAAACATTTACTGCCGCGTCGAACCGGGCAACCCGGTCAACTTCCCCGAGTGGCTCAAGCAGTGTTTGGCAGGAACTATCACCGTCCGCTGCGTTTGTCGCACGGGCAGAACGTAAAGGACCCATCGTATGACCGCCTCTCTTCCGCACCAAACGCAGTATGCCGCCGGGGCAAACACCACCTACACCCGGCGGTTCTCCGTCGTGTCCGATACCGTGTCCAGCCAAAACCGAGTGCTGGAACGCGACGGCTTGCGAGGCAGCCGGACGCCACGATCCGGCGACGTGGCCGCGGCGTTTCAGTACGTGCCCCAGGGTACGATCGTGATCGAGCCCTCGGCAAACGACATCTTGTTTTGGCTGCCGTTTATCCTGGGTGGATCGGCCAACGTCGCCAGCTATCCGCTGGCCGAAACCGTACCGACGTTCGCGTGGCTTCGGGACGAAGATGGGGCGATGATGCAATTCCCTACATTGAAAGTGAACAGGGCAACGCTGTCTGGTTCGCAGACTGACCCCGTAATGAAGCTCGCGCTGGATGTAGTGGGTGGGACTGAAGCCAGCGTCAATAGTTTCTCGAACGTGGCGGCTACGTATGAGCGGCCGTTTCTGTTCAGCGACTTGACGCTCAACCTGACCAGCAATGCTGCCAGGCAGCCATTCGACTGGCAGTGGAGCGTCGATAACCAACTGATAACCGATCGCTTTCTCAATACGCTAACTTTGACCGCTGTACCAGAGGGTGAGCGAATCATTCAGATGGCCATGACGTTGCCGTATGGGGACAACACGGCCCTCTACCCATGGGCTGCTGCTGGGGCAAACGGCAGTTTCAACATGGCGATCGCCAGCACCAATAGCTACCTGGCCGCCAGTTTTCCGCTGCTCTTCGGTCCGCCGACGACGCCTGCCGTTCCCGACCGCAATGAGAATCGGCTGTTGCTGACGTTGCGGACCTACGCAAACAGCGCGGCGAACGGTGCGGATGGGAGTGAGTGTGTAGTGACGGCTTCGGGCAACGCCTAAGCCGATTGTGTTTCGATACCGAAGGACGCAATAAAAGGACGCAAGAACTATGGCAAGCATGACCTGCCACCTGATCGACGATGGGTACGATTATCCGGGGTTCATTGCAGAGCGACCGGGGATTCACCCGGCTCTGCGGTTCCGCTACCGGCCGGCGTTACCCGAGGAGCGGGAGGAAGTAACGCGGTACCAGGGGCGGGCCTTCATTGTAGAGGTGACTGACCTCTTGACGACGAAGGTCATCGGTTGGGAGGTGCGAGATCGGCAAGGGCTGCCACGGCCGGTCGCTTCGGATACGTTGCGCCGGCTACAGCCGGACCTCTTGCAGGCGATGATCGGCGTGGTGCTTGGCTGGCGTCCCAACGACCCCGATCCAGCCGACGCTGCTCAGCGGGTTGAGGCGAAACAGGACCGTACCGAGCGGGCGGCCGGGCAGGCACCGGGCGATGCGAGGCTACTGGAAGCGGGAAAAAACTCCGCAGCGGCCTCCGGCTGATCTTGGCTCATCCCGAGGTCGCGTTTGTCAATTGCGAGGATTGCCGTGTTTGGGAATACGAGCATGGGCGGCGGGTCGTGCGAAACGGGCAGAGTTTTCGTCGGTCCAAGCCGCCGCCTTGTCGCGGGTGCCCCAAGGTGGCCGATGAGCCGGAAGCCACTCGGGGGCCGGAGGCAGGGAAGCTGCGGACGATCAGTCGGCGGAATTGGACAACTATCGAGCGGTATTGGGAGCAACAGGCGTGCGGTGGGCAAGTCATTGATCGACTAACACGACGAAACTTCGGGATTATTCACGAGACACTAGAGTGGCATCGGTTGGCGTTATCACAGTTGACGGCTACCATGCCCGGTTTTCGGGTTATTGAGGCACCACGTGGCCGGTGAAGCAACCCGCAATCTGACTATCCGGTATACTGCGGAGGCGGATCAATCGGTGATCCAAGCCGCCGACAAGATGGCTGCGGCTGCGCTGAAGATGGAACAGGCGTGGAAGAAAGCCGTCCAGGGGGCGCAGAGCAACCTCAAGACGCTGGCCGGCGAAGGGGCTCGGACGGCTGGGGGAGTGGGCGGGGCGGGCGTTGGAGCCGTTGCCGGCCGCGGGGGCGGAGGTGCAGCAGCGAACCGGGAGGCCGAGAAGGCTGCCCGCGAGGCTGTACGGATCGAGGACCAGAAATGGAAGGCGATCAATCAGCAAGACGCCAAGCAATTTCGGGCCAGGGCAAAAGCCATATCAGATCGCGAGCGAGACGAGAAGCAATCAGCAACCGCCGCGCAACGTACTGTCGAGAAGGCTGCCCGTGACTACGAATCGGCCCAGGGCCGGGTCAAGGCCGCCAATAGGATGGCCGTCGAAAGCGGCAAGATGGTGTTCGAGGGCGTGACGCAGCTTGCTCGCGGTGTTGTGCTCTTGTCGGCGGCCAACGAAGACGATGCGCAGAAGATGTTGAAGACGCTGGCCACGTTTGAGGCCGTAGCCCAGACGACGAAGGGCCTTATCAATTTCGTGCAAGGTGCGAGCAAGGCGTATGAGGCGTATCAGATAGCCGTCAAGGGCGCGGCGGCGGCGCAACTGGCCTTGGCGGCGGCTGAGGTAATTTCAGGACGGGCGGCAGTGGTAGGTGCTGGTACGCGGGTAGCGGCGGGGGCAGGTGTTGGAGCCGTTGCCGGCGGGGCTGGGCTCAGTTTGGGGACTAGGTTGCTGGGAATTGGAATCAAGGCTGCGCCGGTGGCGGCCTTTGCGGCGGGATTTGGCGGGGCAGCCTACCTTGGGCATAACGAATATCGCCGGTTAAATCCGGAGAAAGGCACCGCTCCTGAATCATGGCTTGCGCGAGCTGGGGCGGGGCTCGGGTCGCTGCAATACCGTGCCTTTCGATGGGGCGGGGCTCGGATGTCTGACACCGGGATGGACAGAGATTATGGCGGGGCTGTGGAGGCAGCGGAAAGAACAGCACGAATCAGGAAGGTTCGCACGGACATCATCAATGCGAGGGCGAAGGAAGCCACGGAGACCGCCCCGATATTTGCAGAAAGAGCCGAGCAGCGCGAGGCCGAAGACCAGGCTATCGCAACTCGTTTCCGCGGTCAGTTGCGGAAACGGTGGGCCGTGGAGGATCGCGGCGTTACTCGCACCGATGAAGAGACCGGGGTTATCGGGGCCCGGAGGGGGCTTGAAGAAATTCGGTTAAACCTTCGCGGCCGCGGCGGGTGGGAGCAACGAGAGCGAGAGGCTGGAGCCAGAGTTGCGGCTATTGAGAAGACCGACCCGTCACAGCGAAACTTAAATCAGTATACCGAAGCTCTTGCCAATCAGATCGCGGCTGCCAAGGAAAATATCCGCCTTCGTGAAGCTGAAAGCGAAGCCGTTCGGTCCCTGGCTGATTCCGAAAAGACCTTAGCCCGTGCAAATATGGAATCGGCTCGCGGGGCCATGGAGGCGTCGGAGGCCCGGGCGAAGACGTATCGAGGCCAACGGCAAGCTACATGGGATGAAGAGCGGACTATCAAGCAACGGTTAGGTGCTCTGCTGCCTGGCGAGGCACAGCAGCATGTAACGAATATCGCGGCATTCGAGTCCGGCCGGGCCTTAACGCCCGAGCAAGAGATGTCAGTGGCGGAGTTCGGCACCTCGATCCATAAAGAGCGGCTGAAGAAACGTCAAGAACAGCGCGGTGGCGAGATTGCTCCGGAAACGATGTTTGCGCCATTGCATGAGCGAGCAGAATCTGCCGGACGCATGGCGGACCAGAATGAACGCAGAGCCGATTACTTTCAGAATATCATGCGGGTCCAGCAGGACCTCATCGTCAAAATCGAAGCCAACGCCAATGATGAGGAGCGGGTCATCGTGGCAGCGATTGCAAAGTACAACGATGCCCTCCTGCCTCGCGTCCAGGAGGTCGTCGCACGGGAAATCACCGCAGGGCGAAGCCTGATGGAGCGGATGATTCAACAGAAGTTTGAACAGCAGCGGATTATGGAACTCGGAAAGGCAACGAAGTAATGCTATCGAGCTTGGGGAAGCAGGCTATTGATATGCCGCTGGTCTTGGCTCTGGACGAAGACAAAGCCATCACCAGACTGGGCCTCGGCACCGATTCGCGCCAAAACGTAAGGTTCCTTGGCCAGAAACGTTATCTGTCGCGGGCCCAGTATGACTTGTCCTTTCGTTTCAGCGTCAATCATCGAGATCCTCCCGCCGAATTTGTCGACTGTTGCACGAATAACCGGCCGTCCTTGCTCGTCCATTACCGCCAACTCCCGGCAAGTCAGCTTCCGCACCTCGACATCCCGTTCGGATGGAGCCGCTGCCACGCAAACGGCCAGCCCCGCTACCAGCCCGATCCCCAAGAGTGCCGCCGTCAATCGCCGGCAACGCCGTTCCAACGCCTCGATTCGTCGTTCGGTGTCCATGGTGGTTTCCCTTTCTAAAGGCTATTCGTGGTTGAACTCAGTTTATTGTAGCATCCCATGAGCATCTATTTCCAGTACGGCTCCCATCAACACGAGGCGGGCGAGTGCTCGTTTGTCGAGAGCAAGGAAATAGTCTACTCCGACGACAAGAAGCCGCTGTACACGCAGTGCCGTTGGGACGTGATGGGAACGATCATCAAGTCCACCTCGGCGAAGATCACTGCTGCGATTGCCGCTTTGCGGAGCGCCTACTCTCGCAACGGCCAGAATATGGGCTGGTACTTCGTCGGCGGGACGAAGACAGCCCACATCGTGCAAAACGCCGACACGATCAGTGGTATTCGTGTTGTCCGCCCTCCGCAATTCCCCGAGAGCAGGGGGGTCGAATATGCCGGCTGGCGAAATTACACCCTGTCTCTGGAATGGGAGGAGGAGCCTGCCGATCGAGACTTGGTGAGCATGACGGAAAAGATCAGTTACCAAGGCAACGGCGGAAAAGACTGGGGGCTGCTTACACCGATCACCGGAATGCCGATCAGTGCCGACAAAACGCTACGGAGCCCAGTCGTGGTCCACCAGGCAGGGCGAGCGATTGGGTGCAACGGATACTACCCGCCGGCCGCGTCACCGCTCTGGTCAAGCCAGCCGCCGCTACATGGGCCGTCTATGGTCGTCGAGTATGCGGACCAACCGGGACCTGCCAGACTGCGCGAAACGACATGGAGTTACACGTTCTTCTTTGCGGCCCGCCCCGGCGTCCGAAGACCTTAGCCTAACCAGGAGTCAATATCGTGGCAACGAAATTGTGGATCGGAAACGCCCAGCCCCGGCCCGACGTATGGTGGTACACGCCCGCCAGCGTGGATAGCAACTCGAAATTCACGCTCACGATCAATGGCAAGGATATCACGGCCAAGGCCGGGGAGCAGGACGCATCGGGGACGGCCACTGACATCACGGCCGCCGGGATCGTGCAACTATTCTCCGAGAAGATCGCTGCGACGGATATTGCCGAGTGGAATGAGGTTGCGGCGACGATGGGGTTCTTGGACACGGGAGGCACCAGCATCACGCCGGCAACCGAAGACGGCACCACGCTGGTGTTGACCGGCCCGAGCGACGGCAAGCCGGTCACGATCACCGGGTCGACCAGCACGTCGTCGGTCCCGGAAGTTCTCATCATCGAAGTGATGAAGGGCGTTGCGGGAGTCAACGAAAAGCAATCAGTCAGCTTCGGGACCGCGGCGACGGGTGGCACGTTTACGCTGACCTACGCTGGCCAAACGACAGCGGCAATTGCCTATAATGCCAACGCAGCTACGTTTGAGTTGGCCTTTGAGGCTCTGTCGAGTGTTGGGGCCGGAAACGGAACTACAACAGGCTCGGCAGGGGCGTGGGTTGTCGAGTTCACGGGTGCCTTGGCGGCCACGAATGTTCCGCTAATTACCGGCAACGGGACGAATTTGACCGGGGCGGGGTCGGTAACGATCAGCACGACGACGCAAGGCGGCGGATCGCTTACCAACGAAATCCAGGATTTCTTTCTCCCGACTGCCGGCGCCGGGCCATACCGCATGTTGCTGTACAACGCCAGCGCGACCGCGTGTTATACCGGCGGCTTCTATCCGGCGTCGTCGGTCTCTGAAGTTCAAGGATTGGTGAATTCTGCCCTTGGGGCCGGAAACGCGGTTGTATCCAGCGCGACGGCCGCAAGCGGTTACGTCGGATTCAGGGTAGAGTTTACTGGCAGTTGCGGCGGAGTGAACATCGCGACGGGCGGCGTCCAGGTTTACTACGTATACGATGGTACTTGGGGGGCGACATCAGATGCGCTGGTTGATACCGCTACCGTGGTTCAAGAGGGTGGTGGGGCTGCTGTAAACGAGGTCCAAAGGATTGTTGTCTACACAGCCACGGGCGGCAACTTCACCCTTACGTTTCAGGGGCAGACCACCGGGGCCATCACTTATTCGGCGACAGCGGCTACGCTCGCTACGAACATCCAGACTGCCTTAGAGGCTCTGAGCAATATCGGGGTTGGTGAGGCAACGGTTGCTGCCAGTACTGCGACGGCTGTGTCTCAGGCATTCACTGTGACGTTTAGCGGTGCCCTGGCGGGAATGGACTTGGAGCAAATGACCGCCAATGCGGCGGGACTTACCGGCGGCTCGGTACTGGTGACAACTACCACGGCAGCAGTTGCGGCAGTCAACGAGGTCCAGTCGATCAGCCTGCCAAACAATCCAAGCGCTGGCACATTCACTATTTCCTTCGGTGGGTATACCACAACAGCGATTGCCTACGATGCCTCAGCGGCAACACTGGATACCGCCCTAGAAGCACTGACTAGTATCGGGGCTGGACAAGTGGCAGTGACGGGAACGGCTCCTAACTGGACAGCGACGTTCGGAGGCACTCTAGCCGCCACCGACGTGGCCTTGATGACCGGCAGTGGCTACGGCCTGACGATCGCGGGCACGCAGACGCAACAGATTCGGCGGGCGACGACTCGAAAATACACAGGCGGGACGTGGGTGCAAGCCACGCGGGTATTCACGCCGGGCAACGCCGTCGTTCCGACTAGTGAAGGCATTGCGGTTGGGGATCGGGCGCAGGTGTTTCTCGACAGCACCATCGGCGGGGCCGCCTACATGGCCGCCGTGTCGGCCCGTGATGCTACCACGATCACGCTTTCGGCCGATGCCATCGAAGGCACGCCTCCGGCAGATGGCACCACGGACCACACGCTCCTGATCGTCACGGCCCCCACCGGGCCGAACTATTGGGATGATGTAGACAACTGGAGCACGGGCGTGCTGCCGGTCGATGCCGATACCATCGTGTTCGAGTCGACGGCTATCGACTGCCTCTACGGCCTGGTCCAGACGCTCATTACTCCGGCCATCGTGCGGATCAAGACCAACTACAGCGGCAAGATCGGGCTGGCACGCGAAGATGATTACTATGAATACCGGCCCGCTTACTTGACGCTTGGCAACACCGCGGATGCCCAGACGATCACTATCGAAATCGGGCAGGGCAATGGTGACGGCTCGGGCCGGATCAAACTCAATACCGGGACCGCACAGACCGCCCTCTACGTTTTCGGGACTGGCACCCCAGCCGAGACCGACGTACCGGCCGTGCTGTGGAAGGGAACTCATGCGAGCAACGTGGCCGACGTACAAAGGGGATCGATGGGCGTGGCGTTCTACGCCGATGAGTCGGCGACTGTAGCGACACTCACGATGGGCTGGATCGACGACCAGGCCCGCGATGCAAGCGTATTCATCGGCACGGGCACAACGCTTACCACCGTTAACAAGACGGGCGGCACGCTGGACTTGTGGGTGGGCTTCACGACATTGACTCAGGTAGAGGGGTTGACTGAGTTCCGCGATGGGACGGCGGGCACGATCACGCAATACGCGGGCCGGCTCAACTATGCTTCGGATGGTGGCTACACGGCGATCAATCAGTATGGTGGGACTGTGGATTTTTCGTCGGGCGAAGCGTCGATTACCGGCACGAATACCACGATCTACGATCTGGAAGAGTTCAAGGATGAGAGCAAGCGGACCACGTTCACGAACGCAATCGCGTACAAGCCGGCCGATCTTGGCAAGCTGAAGCTCGGGGCAAACATCGGCGTCCAACGGAGCTGACGCGATGTCCGATCTACCCGTTTGCGAAATCCGTTGGCCCGGTCTAAAGACCGGCTACTATTCGGCCATGCACACCGTTGGGCACGGGATCAGCCCTAGCGTCTGCGTACTGGTCATTCCGCCGCAAGGGCCCGACTTCGCCGGGTTCGGGCAACTGGAGTGGGTCCAGGGGAATACGGCCGTCAAGTTCTCGTCCTGCCGCATGGACAAGATCGACCCGGAATGGACCAGTGAAGGGCCGATCTGGCGGGTAACGATCCTAGACCGCCGATGGCGCTGGCGTTACGGCGTGATTCACGGCCGCTACAACGTGCGGAATCCGGACGGATCGGTCAAGGACGGTTCCAACGGTGAACGGAATACCGAGAAGACGCCCCAGGAGTTGGCCGCCCTCTGCTTTGATGCGATGGGCGAGGGGCGGTACGATGTAGGTGATCTTCCGAACGATACGCGGCCGGAGGTCCTATGGGACGGGGCAGTCCCCGCACAAGCATTGCAGGCCCTCTGCGATCAGTTCGGTTGTCGGATCGTTCCACAAGCCGCTGATACGTTTGCGATTCGCCGGGCGGGCGTCGGGGCTGACTTGCCGCGAATGGACGTGATGGAGTTCCATGCGGGGTTCGATACCGCAGAGTTGCCGGATCAGGTTGGAGTCCAGTTAGGTGAGACACTAATTGAAGTCCACTTGCCGCTAGAAGCCGTGATCGGTACGGAGGTGCTCGGGGACGATCCGGATGCCGTAAAAGACCCGAACAAGGAAGAGAACAAGGGGAAGCCCAAAAAGGAATGGCAGCCGAAAAGTTACCGGCGCTATCGTTCACTCCCGCAACTCGTGCTCGATCGGTTTCCTACCGAGTGCCCTGCCTTTCGCTGGAACTCGCACCATGAAGCCACGGGGTCCGAATTTGGAGAAGCCACGCAGAAACTTTTGCAGCAGGAAGTTGCAAGAGTATACCGTGTCAAGCTGCCGATCGACGTACCGGGGTGGGGCAAGATCACGAATTTCGATGACCTTGAGATCCAGGATTCCGGGGTTGGTACGTTTGTCGACCCGGCCGGCGTCAAGAAGCGTGCCCCCGCCTATGTGTACGGCGAATTTGTCCACGATTACCAGAAGAAGACCGTCAACGCCACGGAGAAGGTGGACCCCGATCCGTTCAAGAAGATCTACTGCCGCGTTTCATTCACGATCGACGCAGAGCACGGCGTGGTAACATTCGGGGAGTATGTGTTTCGTAACCAGGGGCCATGGAGTAGTTTTTCACAAGTCCCGAACGCACTGAATCCGATTGCGGTCACATCCAAGAGCCAGAAGGAAACGGTATGGGCCCCGGCCCGCCTCGTACTTG